TGGATCGAACCCACCTGTAACAAGAACAACTTTCATAATAAATCCTAACCCTTAAAAATGTATTATATCACTTTTTTTCAAGTTCGTTAATTCTTTTGTTTAAATCTTTTACTGTTTCAATAAGAAGACCTATGATAGCAGAATAGTTAACTGTTTTCGAATCTGTACCAGAGACAACATCCGGTAAAACTTTCTCTATCTCTTGAGCAATAACACCCATACTCTTTTTGCCGGTTTGTACCCAATCAAAAGTAACCCCACGAATTGCTTCGATCTTTTCAATAGAATTTTCGATGGTCTCTACATTTGTCTTGAATTTTTCATCTGACAGAGAGTTAAAGTCAGTTGCATTCAATTGACCAGTAAAAGGATTGAAATATAGCTTTGTAGAGGTTATGGTGAGGGTGTCTTCAGATCCTGAAGTTTGATCGGTAAATGTTAGATAGCGGGTTGCATTCGTGTCACTATCATCTAAGATATCGACGCCACCCCCACCTCCAACTCCTGCAAGAGAATTGTTAATTTGAGTCTGAACGTTATCGGAATCAGAAAATACCTTAATAGCATTTGAAGAGTTTTTATAATATAACTTACCATCTGCATAGTTAATGGCAAGTTCACCATAGTCTAGATCTGTACCCAGAGGTACTTTTCCAGTCACAGAAGACTTCTTAAGTTTAATATCAGCCATTTTTTATCCTAAAAAGGTTAACGGGGTATTAAAAAATACCCCTTTATAATTTAGTATGTACCGCCGTCAATTACTGCAAGAGTAACTGCACCTGCTGTAACCGTAAACTCTGTAGCATCAAAACTTGCAACACCCAAGTTGGCTGAAGTAGCAACTTCAGCTGCAACGGTAAGTGTATTCGCACCATCGTTATATGTAAGATCAATACCTTCACCTGCTAAGAAGAAGTTTGTGACAAGATGATCTTCCAGCGCTTCTGTTAAGTTTTCACCGGCAAATTTAAGAGCAGTGAGAGAGGAAAGATCAAGATCTTTGTTCATGTTCCATGCATCGGTACCGCCGTTATATGTAAACGTTGCAGGAACAGTTGGACCATTAATTGTAAGTCCAGCGCCATCTGCCTCGCCAGCAGTTGCAGCGGAATCAGCAAGTACAATGTTTTTATCGTTGATCGAAACTGTAGTTGAATTAACTGTGGTAGTTGTACCGTTAACAGTTAGGTCACCGCGGATAATAACTTCACCGCCGTCAGAATCAATTGGATTTGGATCGATATAAAGAACGCCAGTAGATGATGCGACAGTGTTATCCAAGATTCTGATATTGTCAATATCAATCTGCGTAAGTCCAGCAAGAACTGTAGAAGTTCCACCTAGTGAGATAGCAGTAGAACCTATTGTGACACTAGAGTTAGCGAGCTTAGCGTTTGTAATACCGCCGTCTTTTACTCGAACCGCACCTGTACCGTTCGATGCAGAAAGTTCGATTGTAGAATTATCAACAGTAACTTCAATCTCATCTGCGTTAGCTGTAATACCATCACCGCCAACAACGTTAATTGTTCTTGATGCAGAGATATTACCACCGCCGGTAAGACCAGCACCTGCAGTAATCGTTACGCTCGTGTGCGCGACGTGCTCGTCCGCGACGAATCCAGATAGGTTATCATGAACGATCTCTGCATCGTTTGTACTGATCGTATCAGCAGCGACTGTGATACCAGTACCTTCACCGACGTTAATGGTTCTTGATGTAGTGATATCACCGCCACCACTAAGACCGTTACCAGCTGTAATTGAAACACTAGAGTGGTTGATGTGTTCGTTAGCTACGAATCCATTTGTATTGTCGTGAACGATAACTTTACTGTAAAGAGAAGCAAGCTCTGCTGAGTCAATCTGTACATCGTCTGCATTTACGCTAATACCAGTACCAGCACCTACTGCAAAGGATCTTGATGTGGAAATATCACCGCCACCAGTAAGACCGTTACCAGCGGTTAATGTTACACCAGAGTGAGCAACGTGCTCATCTGCAACAAACCCTGAAAGATTATCATGAACGATCTCTGCATCGTTTGTACTGATTGTGTCTGCAGCAACTGTAATACCAGTACCTTCACCGACGTTAATGGTTCTTGATGTAGTGATATCACCGCCACCAGTAAGACCGTTACCAGCAGTAATCGAGACCCCGCTGTGATCGATATGCTCGTTAGCGACGAATCCTGAAAGATTATCATGAACGATTTCAGTATCAACAGTTGAAATTGTAAACTCTCTACCGGATGCAGAAGTTACGATACCAGTTCCACCAACAACGCTAAGTGATGAGTCTAGTAGTGATACTGTGCCAGTTCCAGTCTCTCCTGCAATACTGAGAGATGAAGATACTGATGCAGTTCCTGCTGCAGTCAAACGACCTTGTTGATCTACTGTAAACGTCGGAATGGCTGTAGATGAACCGTATGATCCCGGTGTTACAGCAGTATTATCTAGATTAAACGTTACGGTATTATTTGTAACTGCAGAGGTAAGAGCTGTACCACCTGCAAATGTTACATCAGAGTCAGCAACGTTAATAGTATCAGTACCAGTATCACCGGCAATGGAAAGCGCTCCACCGCCAACTTGTAGATCAACATACGCCTTTGTCGCTGCATCTTGTGCTGCAGTCGGATCTGTGACATTAATAATCTTACTGTTCTCTGCGGAGATATTACCGCTACCATTTGGACTGAGAAGTAGGTTACCATTCGTATTAGTTGTACTGATGGTATTACCATTAAGGTCTAGATTATCAACTTTAAAGTTATCAACCTTGCTATTTGCATCTACTAACAGTGCGCTTGAAGCAGTAAGTGTTCCCGGTGTATGATCGAGTAGATTGGCAAAGTATTCACCGCCGATAGTAACTACCGATGTAGCTACACCGTTGCCATCATCACCTTTACCGAAGAAGAGTCGATCTCCAGAGTTTGCCGATGTACCTGCACCATAGGAATAAGCTACCTCACCCGTAGCCAAAGAGCTCGGTGCGGATGTACCCGTCGACCTTTTTAATCTAATTGTTGCGGCCATTAGTAGCTGCCTCCATTAAGTGTTTGTTTTTGTAATTCTATTTCTGCGTCCCATTCCTTAGTCGCATCATTATAAACTAATAAAGATCCATCCTGTAGATTCGAAACGTTAACCCCTCCAAGGGAATTCAGTGTAAATGCACCGGATGTTACTCTCTTAACTGGAGTACCAACCTTTACTTCTTTAACCAGTGTATTTGAACCAGCAACTGCTACCTTTTTAGTAACTGTACCTGACGTGCCAACCTTAATTGCCATCTCTTCCCTATCGTGTCGCTGATGGTTTTACGTGAATGTTTCCTTCGAGAACCCTTTCAATGATAGTATTCGAATCACTATCAATAAAAGATATTTCTACATCATATACATATTTCCCTGCTTTGATCGCATCCGTCTCAGTGTTTGTAAGAGATAGGACCAATATACCATCAGTAGCAGGACTCGATATAATAGAGTTAAAAGTATAGGTCTGATCAGAATCACTGTTGTAAGTTTTCTTCATCTTAGATTCAACGGAGTGATTTGATAGATCCTTGGTGCTCCCATCAGGATTTGTCAAGTGAATTTCTATAGCAACATCAGAACCCTGATCAATCCCCAATTCTTCAAACTGAGCCATTTTTCTACCTCTTAATCTATGTCTTAATGTTATTTATAATCTTTTAGTAAACGGCATTCGAAAAAAATTCGTGGCTCTCTACTAGGAAAAATTCGAAAAAAATGAAAAAAGGGGGTTTACATTCCTGTAATAACGATTATATTACTACTATCAACAAAGGAGAACATTGTTATGATGACGAAAGAAAACCGTACTGATTCCTACCTTGGAACCGTTAACCTGTCTGATCCGTATGATATGACGATGGTTAAAAATATGCGTAAGATAGTGTCGGAGGCGAATCAGAAGCTTCGTGAATCGAACAAACGTACTATGTACGTGAAGCTTCAAGGACGTGGTCATCGCATGGGTAACCGACGTTACCATCAGGCTTTGCCCTTGAAATATGCCACTTCGGCTGATGTTTATCTCTACACTCGATAAAAAAATCAAACCCGGGGGTTTACGAACCTTCGGGTTTTTTGTATTTTGGAAATATCATAAATACAAATTGAAACAAGGAGACTATAAAATGCCTACTTATGGAGCTATGAGCCGAACGGAATGGATGAAGCCCAACTCAAAGACGGGTGAGCCACGACTCAGGATCCTTTTAGATACAATTATGAATGGAGAGCCAGTAACTGGTGTTACTGGTCAAGATATCTTCCTGAAGAACACCCCAAGCAATCTTCAGGAGGTAAAAGATTTCTCAGAAGTGAAAGCCAAAAATATGATACTGGAACAGACAAACGGTCAGTACATCGAATCGAACAAGATTGGCAAATCTCCACTCTTCGGCGGAGCCGGAGCTGGTGGTGGTGCAACTGGCGCCACGGCAAACGCTGAAAGCCTTCAGTGTCTCTACATCTCAGCTATGTTAAAGGAGGGAACTGATAAGCCATTCTCTCACTTTACGCCTGCACTCCTCAAAAAGTATTTAAGAGGAACCGATACAGGCGATATCAACTATGAAAGCTACATCCAAGCTGCAGACCCTTGGTGGTATTCAGGTTACGTCACTGCAAAGTACTTAATCGAAAAAGGATACGTGAACCAGAAACATATCCTTCACCGTGGTTCACGAACGATGAACACAATCTATGCAGCAAAGACTATTGCTTTAAAAGCCGAGGGGAAACCTTCTATGCAAAATGATAAATGGAACCCCGGTGATATTTGGGCCGTTGAGCGAGGCTTGAACGTATCGAATGTTCTTGACGCAAGCAGCCTTCAAAACTTGAACTATACCATTCTCGAGAACTTTAAAGCCCGAAAGATCGTTGGTATCTCTCTTAAACAGATCTCTTCACTCAATGCTAAAGCAAAGGGTACTGATATCAACCTGGTTGCAGAGAAAGCACCAAGTCACACCTTCGAGAAAGTTCTTCTTGCTACCGATTCTCGCCGGGAAGACTTTTGGTCTTCTAAGAATGGCATGATATACTTCAGTAACGAATACAAAGCTGATATCCGTCCTTCTAGCGCATTCTCTACAGTGGGAATGGAAGCACAGGGCAAAGGCGCAAGAGCTGGGCGAGTAAGCTACGGCCAGATTCAGTACTCATCCAAAAACCATCTGAATCACGTCTTGAAAGAAAATTCTTACTATACCATGAAAGCAAGGGAGATGGAAAAGAATCTAGAAGGTCGCGAAGTACAGGCTTTCTGGAAGAAAGTCTCTGCTGTAGATCCTAAGCTCGATTTGGATAAATGGATCGACGGATTGAAAAATTCATCAGCGGACAAAATTCACGCTATGCTGGTTGTAACGGATATAGCATACGGATTAACAAAGGCACGTAAGGCACAAAGGGATGCTTTCATTACAGAGGTAATGAACATCGCTATGGCAAAGGATGCATCATCCTCGGCTTACGTCAAAGTAGAAAAGGCGTAACATGACACAGTATAGTAAAAAGAGAAATTCTTTTTTAACCAACAATGATGATTTATATGAAGTAGTTCTACTCGGGGACCAAGACGGTAATATCATCAACACTCACGGTCCATCCGGAAATATTCCAATTGCAGATGGACGGGTAGATGGCTACTCAGTTCGAAACATTTTTGGAACAACTGGCGCTACGACAAATATCGTAACTACCGAATTCAGAACACCTTGGGAAAGAGCAAGCAACTATGAATTTCCGGCAGCTGCAGCTCAAATGAGTTTGGTAAGCACTAGTACTTCTGATACAGCTGTTACTATTTTAATCTTAGGATTGGATGCAGACTACAATCCGATTAGTGAGGTTCAAACATTAACTGGTACGACTCCTATCACAACAACGAATAGCTATTTACGTATTAATGATATGGTGTGTACCGTTGGTAATGCTGTTGGAACGATTACACTCAGTGTCGGTGCTAATGTTTACTCGCAGATTGATCCCGGTGAAGGTAAAGATCAAAAGGCTGTATATACTGTACCAGCTGGATATTCCTTCTTTCTAACACGCATCGATGCTTTCTGTACCGATGCAAACGGTGGTAAAGCTGCAAGATTTAGAAACTTTCTTCAGTCTCCAAACGGTAGACAACTTAGAGTTGCTGATACGACTTTCTTTAATAATATGTCAATCATGAGACAGGCACCTTTTAAATACGATGAAAAGACTGATATCTTAATGCAATTACGTTCTCTGTCTGGCTCAGTATTCGGATCTGTATTTGCAGAAGGCATTTTGGTAAGACAATAAAAATAATTTAGGGGGTTTACTTCTGTGAAAAAGGGTGTATAATATTATTACACCACTTAGGACAGGATAGAATACCCCAGAGGAGTAAAAGAATGGCTTGGATTCCAGTACCAGGTACAACTCAATGGGAATATGATAATGACCCACCCGATCCAGGTGTGGGCAGTCCTCTCCGCTCATTGTGGTTGCAACAGACGAATGGTGTACGTACATATGAACCAACTGGTCATCAGGTATATACACGAGTAAGAAGAGTCGGTGAAACATCCGACGCAGGTGAACTAAGTAAATCATTCTGGGATTCGAGGGTATAATGGAAAACTTTTCTTCTTATATTAAAGAGAGTAAGAACACTCATATGACGCATATCGAGGATCGTGTGCTATATGGAGGAGTAAATGGTACAAGACAGGCAATCTTTGCCTTACGTGACCTGAGAGATATGCTTGGTGGATTACATGATGGATCCGTTAGTGTAAAGTGGGACGGTGCACCTGCGATCTTTGCTGGTACAGATCCGAATGACGGGCAGTTTTTTGTAGCAAAAAAAGGTATCTTTAATAAGAATCCGAAGGTGTATAAGACGAATGCAGATGTTGATGCTGATACCTCTGGTGATCTTGCAGATAAATTGAAATTGGCTCTCAAGCATCTTCCTGAACTTGGAATCAAAGGTATTGTTCAGGGTGACTTCCTTTTTGGCCCTGGTGACATTAAAAGGAAAAATATCAAGGGTCAAAGCTATATTACCTTTCATCCGAATACGATTGTCTATGCTATTCCAAGTGACTCTGATGCGGCGAAGCAGATAAAAGCCGCAAAGATTGGAATCGTTTGGCATACTACTTATACATTCAGTGGAACGAGCAAGGACTTCTCGACACTCAAGGCCAGTTATGGTGTAGACGTATCTCGTATGAAGAAATCAAACAATGTTTGGTCACAGGATGCTATGCTCCGCGATCTTACAAGATACACTATGTCCAAAAAGGATACCGAAGAGGTAAATGAATATCTTTCACAAGCAGGAAAGATCTTTAATCAGATTGCTGGTAACGCTCTTCGTACACTTGAATCAAATCAAGAACTTGCAAGACTGATCGAAACATACAACAACAGCTTTGTTCGTCAAGGTCAGGTTATTACGAACACGCAGGCTCACGTGAATGGACTGATCAACTGGATTAAAGCCCGCTATCAAAAAGAGATAGATAAGCGTAGTACCGAGAAAGGTAAATCAGCACAGATAAAAAAGCGTGATGAGATCTTGAAATTCTTTTCACCAGGTAACAAGAAAAGTTTAAAAAATATATTCGATTTGCAAAAAGTTATTGTTCTTGCAAAATTAAAACTTATAAATACTTTAAATAGATTGAACAATGTTGATACATTTGTTAAGACTAAAGATGGTTACAAGGTCACAGGACACGAAGGCTTTGTAGCTATTGATAGGCTTGGTGGTGATGCGGTAAAGATTGTTGACAGAATGGAATTTTCATACAACAACTTTTCGCGTGATATACTTAAGGGATGGGATAAACCAGGAAGAAACTAAAATGGACAATAAAAAAGAATACTTTGGAAAAGTTCACCCTGCTCTGAAAAAAGAACTTGGTGCCCACGGCGATCATGCTACAGGTATGGCAGGATCTGATAAAGGTGTTGCAGTTTCGTTTAATAGACCTAAAGACGTTAATGCTTTAAGAAAGCAAATGGCGCAGCATGGCTACAAAAATGTTACTCAGATGCATGATACCACTGGTAAACACAAACATGTTTATCATTTCCAGGAATCAAATGAGAATCCAGTTGATTCGTATATGGACAATAAAAAAGTATCCTTTAAAAATTTTGTAACCGGCTACGAAGAAGGTCGGGACGAGTATATTCAATATCGGAATATGCGACGTAGACACGGTGCACTCGGCGAAGCAAAGAAAGTCGAATGCCCTGAGTGTAAAGGTGAAGGGTGTGACCATTGTGATAATAAAGGATACCACCTGGTAAAAGAAGCTCTTGACGTAGGACAACGTCGTCGTAGAGCGATTCAGATGCGTAGAATGAAGGGCAAGATCCGCATCGGCCAGCAAAGAGCAAAGATGAGAGTTGCTAATAAGGAACGCCTTATTAAAAGAGCACGTAAGGCAGCTCGTACTGCTATTATGAAAAAGCTTACGAAGGGTAAAGGCAAGGACCAGCTTGATTACTCTCGCCGTCAGTCGATCGAGAAAAGAATCGATAAGATGAAGGGTAAGGTTGATCAGTTAGCACGTAAGCTTTTTCCACAAATCCGTAAAAAAGAAATGACTAAGCGTCAACAAAAGGGTGATAAGTAATGATATCATCCTTTCGAAATTTTTTAGTCGAAGAAGAAAAGACGGTTTATTTTACCTTTGGTAGAATGAATCCTCCGACTATCGGTCACGGTAAGTTGATCGACACACTAGCGAAAAAAGCTGGTAACAATCCCTATAGAATATTCGTATCCCAATCTACTGATCCAAAGAAGAACCCACTCGATTATACAAGTAAGGTAAAGTTTATCCGTAAGATGTTTCCGAAGCATGCTAGATCGATCATGCTGAATCGTAAAGTTAAGAACGTTATGGATATTGCAACGGCACTTTACAATGAGGGTTACAAGTCCGCAACCATGGTCGTTGGATCGGATCGTGTTCAAGAATTCCAAACCCTTTTGCAAAAATATAATGGCGTTGATGGTAGACACGGTCACTATAACTTTAAAAAGATTAATGTAATCTCTGCAGGTGATCGCGATCCCGATGCTGAAGGTGTTGAAGGTATGTCTGCATCGAAGATGAGATCCTTTGCATCTAATAACGATTTTGCTTCATTCTCACAAGGTCTTCCAAAAAGAGTGTCTAATGCGGATGCAAAGGCACTCTTTAATAATGTACGCAAGGGTATGGGTTTAAAGGAAGAAAAGAACTTTAAGCGCCACATTGAACTCGAGCCTGTCTCTGAGACCCGTGAGAATTACGTGAGAGGGAATCTTTTCGAAGAAGGTACACAAGTAGTTATTAAAGATACTGATCAGATCGGTACAGTTATTATGTGTGGGTCGAACTATCTTGTAATCGAAGCTGGTGGTGCTAGACTCCGTAAATGGTTGGATGACGTAGAAATACTTGAGGTTAAGCATAGATTAGATCCAAAGCTTTCCTTTAAGCATCAGGTAAAGCATGGCACACAGTACGTTGATGTAGATGGCGATGGTGACGTCGATGCTGCAGATCGTATGAAGAAAGCAAAAGAATTTGGTGATGTTGGTGGTGTACCCGATCTAACAAAAGCCTTGAAGAAAAGACAGGATATGGAAAAAAAGCACACTAAAAAAGGTGTAGCTTATGAATCCAAAGATGATGTGAAAGAAGAAGATCCTTGCTGGCCAGGATATAGACAGGTCGGAACAAAGGAAAAGAATGGTAAGGTTGTTCCAAATTGTGTAAAGGAAAAGATCGAAGTAAGTCAAGATAAAGATATTGATGAACTTCCAGGATCACAGCCTGCATCTTTCCAAAAAGGTATCAAAAGCAAATCTACAAAGGCAGCTCGTCATCGTCACTTCCAAAGAATGACGAAGAAAGATGATGATGACAAGAGTGCATATAAGGATGCACCCGGTGATAAAGGTGCTCGTGAGAAAGGCACTAAGCCTTCTCAGTATACGAAAAAGTATAAGCAAATGTATGGCGAACAAATGAAAGATCCAATCGATGTTGCAAAGCAAAGGATCGACCGTGAGAAAAAGATTTACGCCAAGAAGCATGACAATATGCTAGATCGTGCTAGAATTAGAGCAGCAAAACAAAAAATAGGGAAACGAAATGATCGGATTTAAAACTTATCTTGAAGAGAGTGCAGATGCTGCTTTAAAGAAAAAAGCAGATAAGTCCGGCTTTTCACTTAGCATTCTTAAGCAAGTATATCGCAGAGGTGTAGCTGCTTGGAAGGTTGGGCATAAGCCAGGTACAACCCCACAACAATGGGGAATGGCAAGAGTGAATAGCTTTATTACTGGTGGCAGAACACGAGTAAAGGGCGATCCTGATCTCTGGAAAAAGCAAAAGTCGATGCTTGGTAAAAAGAAAAAAGTAAAAGAATCCGTTGAGCTTGATGAAGGTGCAAAAACACATTTTGTGTATCAAAAAGGTGTTCCTAAAACTAAACAAGTAGTACATAGAGGAACAGAACAATCTGCTAAAGATTGGATCACGAAAAATGCTAAGTTTTATATACATAAGGGTAAAGACTTTGATATCTACAAGGGTAAGTACCCGAATGTAAAGCCAAGCGACCGAGTTGACTTTAGATATGTTGCCGAAGCGGGTGAAGAGCTTCAACTGAATAAATTGGGGGATAGAACATGAATATTTCATTAAACGCAGTAAAAGAACTTTTACCGAATAATCCTAATCCAGAAGATTGGCAAGAAGCTTTTAATACACATTTTGCCAATTTTGGAATTCGTAACCTAGATCGAGTGGCAGCTTTTATTTCTGTATATTCTGAAAAGACTGATGAGTTCCAAAATCTAATTTCTCTGACCCCGACTAAGATCACTGCTTTCGGTAAAACAATTAGCATGAAGTCGGCAGAGGCAAAGGCTTACTTTGCTACTCCTGTTGGCAACCTTCATTATATGCTTTCAGATTGGGATAAGAACAATTACAACGATTACGCTGACGTCGGCGATCTTCCATCTCTGAGAGATGCCTTGATACCCGATGTTGATATGAATGAGTTAAAAAGAAAATACTTCCAGGCAATCAATATCGGGCTTGGAAGAGAAAAGAATGCAGGCGCTGCAGCAACTGCCGTTCCTGCTCCAAGGTCTCTAAGACCTGGATCAAGAGGTGGTAAGGTTCGTCAAGTTCAATCAGTTCTAGGAATTGAATCTAATGGTGTTTATGATGATGTTATGGAAGAAGCCGTTAAAAGATATCAAAAGAGAAAGGGATTAGCCGATACCGGTGTCGTAGATCCCACGACTTCTAAAAAAATGGGAATCAATCTATGAGTAAAGAAAACCAATCATCTGATAAAAAGCCTACACTCTACACAGATCCGAATACAGGTAAAAGAAAAATCCGTATGATACCTGCAAAGAAAAAGGTAGTAGATAACGATAAAGATGATCGTAAACTTACATCTGAAGCAATCGATCTAACCAGAATGAAACAATTGGCTAAGTTCGGATTAGTTGACAAGGCCGAGATCGCAAAGCTCATGCTAGCATTAAAGAAAATGGATTCCGGTAAGGAACTCAATATTCGTGAAAAAGATTTGATCGTTAAGGTTATGGGTGACCTTGCTACTATTGTTACCGGTGATACAAATACTTTCTATAAAGCCAAGAGAGCGGTTTCAGAATCATATGAAGATGATGAACCCGCATCACCAGATGAAGCTGGAATGGCTATATCACAATTAAAATTTATTAATTATGCAGCAGATGAAATTATGGAAGATATCCAAGAA